TTGGGGATGATTTTCCAGAAGATGATGCTATGGAGGAGCTATCACCCACAGATTTTACCCACCTCCTCAAGGCCTCTAAACGCAAGACTGACTTCATGAGTATATCAGGACGAAAACGAATAGAGGCGGAGCTTGATGAGGTTACTGATGTAGAGGATAAGGATGTTAAGCCCGCACCTATACCTAAGGACGCTACACCTCCTGAGGAGGATCCTCCATCAGAAGAGGAGCTAGATCAAGCCTTAGAGGAGTATGGTGAGGAAACAGAGAAAGGCGTGGTAGTTATAGATTTAGTAGGTGATGATGTAGACCCTCACGACGACACTACGGAACCTGCACCTGCTGTACCTCCAGAACCTGTCGATGTAAGCCCTCAACTACAAGAGTATGATTGGGACTATGTACCTGCTGTGGTAATCAGCCCTTATGATCACGTTAAGATAAAGAAGAGAGCTAAAAAGGGTAGAACATTCACCAAGGCGGAGCGTAAAGCTAAAAGACAAGGCCTATACATAATGCGTGGGCAATGGGATAAAGTAGAGCTAGGCGTGATTCAAGGATATTTAACATTTATAGACGACCCTAAGATGAAGAAAAACGCATGGGCTGTTGGTGGCGAGGCTATGCTTAGTGTTATCTCTAAAGCAGAACCTAGGATTCCACACCCAAATAGCGATGATAAAGGCATAGGCAAAGGCCTTATGTTACGCATTAGAAAATCCATGAAGAGTATGGAGTTTCTCCAAGCTGTTAAGGCTAATACTAATATAGCCTCTGAAATTATAGATAATATCTATGAGCGTGGTAATTCCGCGTGGTTAGAGGGTGATAAAACCGCATCTCAAGAAGCCTTAGCTAGGTCAAGAGTGGTAGGTTTCATCACGGGTGGAAAGACCCGCAATACCCTCGACGCGGATTTATGGCGACAACACAAAGGTATTAAAGCATGAAGATGTTTATGGGCTTACCCTTCTACACTATAAATACAAGCAGTAGAGCTTGGTTCAGTCTTAAGGATATGGCCGTAGCTTTAGGCGTTGATGAGCAGTATTTAACTTTAAGAATACTCAAATCAGACGCAGGGCCTTTTAGATCTATACGCCCTAGAGCAAACCAGATATTGAAGATAGGTAAGAATTATAAAAAAGTCACGCCTTCAACTTTCTTTGATTTAGACTTCGCTCTAGCCTCCGCGTTTACCACGACCAACACCAAGGCTCGTGAGATGCGTGACCGTATAACCTACTACCTAAATAACCTCTTTTATGATGGGTTCGTATCCCTAAAAAACTATCACTTAGATTTAAAAACAAGAAGAGCTATCACCGCATATGTATGTGGTGTAGACCACTACTTAGACATTGTGAAGGATAGATGGGACTCCACCGATCCATGCAGAGGTGCGAGAATATCCTTTGCAGAGGTCACCCTCGATAGATTGGTGAATCCTGATTATTATTTAGATAGGGACGAGGTTACGAAGATCAAAGCTATTGATTTAGCCCTGTACCTATTAGATAAAAACAGTAGCACCTCGGTTTATGGCGACATACTTGATATAATGCAGGTTCAACGTGAAGCAGGTGTCATCACAGATGAGCAGAATAGTGATATAGCTCTCTGGGTTAAAGATAAACATCAATCATCAGGAGATAAAACATGACTAAACATGATCCTATTGACCTATTCGCTGTATGGACACCTATCGATGTTACAAAATCAGCCGAGTCTGATAAAGACCCACTCAAGGCACCAATCGCAGGCATAGTTAGCACTGAGGGGATCGACCTTCAAGGAGACACTATCATTCAATCGGGGTGTGATTGGGACTATTTCCTCAAAAACGGCTGGTTAAATTATGAGCATAAACAAGGGCCTGAATATATCGTGGGCTATCCCACTAACGTGACATCTAAATTACATAATGGAAAAGAAGCTACTAGTATAGAGGGCTACCTACTATTAGATAGACCTAGGGCTAAAGAGGTATATGACTCGGCAAAAGCTATTCAAAAAGCGTCTGACGGGCGTGCGATTGGTTTCTCCGTTGAAGGTCAAGTATTGCAAAGAGATAAAGAAGATCATAAAATAATCACTAAGGCTCGAATCTTAAATGTGAGTATCACAGCCCACCCCGTTAACCCTGATGCTAGGTTAGAAGTTTTGGCCCGTAGTTTACTTGAAACAAACAGTAGTGGCGAATCCGAAGATAAACCTGATACACTAGGCGAAGATTCTAAATCTGGAGATATGTCTATGCTCGCGGAAGCTGTCGAAAAAGGTGCCGTAGGATACCAACAACCATCTGTACCTTCACCACAGGCCTCCTTATCACCTTTGGTAGCTCAGGATATTGATGGTCACCCGTCCGAAGCCTCCCCTCCAACGGAGGAGGAAGATATATCTAAACTTCTTGAGGGTATGATGCGTCGTGTTCTTAAAGAGGAGATGGGTAAGATGATGTCCAGCGAAGTAGACAGATTAATGGATACTCCAAAAGACTATGCTAATAAGGATAGCGTAAAGGACACTGAAAAGAGTGCTAACTTACGCCCTCCCATGGTATCATTACCACAAATGACGACTTTACTTGGTAAGGTCTTTCCTCAACTACCCGCATCGGAGCAAAGGGCTATGGCTCGTAAACTGCTCTCATCAGCAAAGAGTTATCATTCTTAATTACTTTCCACTCCCTTTTTATGGAGGAATATCATGTCTGAAGAAAACATCGAACAGACTGCCGACCTTACCCGTATCGAGAGCTTACTTGTAGATCTTAACAAGGGCCTCGTGGCTCAGCAGGAAGCTAACGCTGATGCTGACAATGTTGAAATCATCGCTAAAGGTGCTGACGCTATCATCGCTCAATCCAAAGATGCCGTAGATACTTTATCTAAAAGTGTTGAGGTAATCATGGAGAAGCTGGATCGTATTGAAGCCTTAGCCTCTAAATTCAGTGAAATTGAAGCGAAACTCGATAAGGGTCTAAAAGATCTAGGCGATGTTCCTCAGGCTCCTAAAGCTGTTGTATCTACTGAGCCAGAGCTTTCACCTGCTGATCAGGTTACCGCATCTGCGGTCGAAGCTCTTGCCCCTATCACTAAGGGAGTGGTTATGACTAAATGTCTCGCTGAATTAAAAGCAGACGGATGTAGCCCAACACGCAAGGCTGAGCTTATCAAAGGTATTTCCCAACTTGATTCTAATTTTAACCCTGCTGGCGTTTCGGCAGACCTTCACCTTTAAATAAGGAGTGGATGATATGAATATCCCCGCAAACAATGAAATGGTTGATGTCGAAGATCTTATGAGATTGAACGACGCACTTCGTAAATCTAATGTAGGCTATCAAACACCTGCAGGCGTTTCTGGAGAGGCTCTAAGCCCTCTCGTACCTCAGTCAATTGAAGGTAGTTTGAGTTCCGCTACTCATACCATGCAAGAGCTTAGCCTCTGGCCTATGATTCCTAAGACTTCAGTTAGCAATACGCTCCATGAGTATGTTGTTGTTGATGATCATGGATTTGACATTGATCCGTTCATCGGTGAAGGTGGAGGCGGAGAAGCTGACTTCGTTACGAATAACTCAAATTATACCAAAAAATCGGTACAAATTAAGTACATGGCGGAGCGTCGTCAAATCAGTGACGTGGCTTCTTTGGTTGGTTTGATTGGTGATAATCGCCAAGCTGTCGCTGAGGAGACTATGCGTGGAACCATGAACCTCATGCGTAAGGTCGAAAGACAATTATGGTACGGTAATGAGGCTCTTCAAGAGAAAGGTTTCGACGGAATCCTTAAGCAAGTACGTGACGGTGCAAGCCAGAATGTTCTTGATCTTAAAGGGTCTGCTCCTACCCCTCTTCTTCTTCAAGAAGCATTGGGTGAGGTTTACTCAGCACCTAACTTTGGTCGTCCTGATTGCATCTACGTTGAGCCTCGTCTTCACAGTGAGCTTATTAAGCAAAGCGTTGAGTCTGGCCGACATGATCAGTTTGCAGTAGGTAGCCAAGGGTCTTTGACCTTCGGTAACGCTAACCTCAACATTATGGCTCCTTTTGGGCCTGTTCAGGTTAAGTCTGCTCCGTTCTTGCACTTCGCAAGCCGTATGCCTTCTGCTGGATTTGGTGCTAAAGCCCCTGTCAATCCTACTATCACTTCTGCTATTGTGCAGGGTGAGACTGTTGCTTTATCTTCACAGTTCCTCGCAGGCGATCCTGAGTATAAGTATGCAGTGGTTGCTGTTGGTGATCAAGGCTACTCAGATCCTGTTATCTCTGATGCTGTTAACATCAACGAAGATGAAGAGTTAGTGCTTACAATCGCGGCTACTAACTTAGTTCGTGGTGCTTCACAGGCTCCCCGCTACTATCGCATCTATCGTTCTGCTCCTAATAAAGCAGGCGTTAACGCATCATTCCGCTTAATCGCAGAGCTTGCTTGTGCTGGTGGTGCCGCCGCTACTGTCTTCACTGATCTTGATGATGGTAATAACGGTCAGAAATATGACTGCTCACCTATCCTCTTCGCTCAGCATGATCCACAAGTTATGGAATTTGTTAGACTTTTGGACTTCATCCGTCGTCCATTAGCTGAGACTGCCTCAGTGAAGCCTTTCCTCCTTATGCTCTTCGGATCACCTGTGGTTAAGGTTCCTAGCAAAATGTTCTTGATGGACAATTGTGGGCTTAGCGTTACAGGTACTACCTTAGCTTAAGATTAACTGAAGGAGACACCCATGTGGATCTATAAACGAAAATTAAGTCTTACTCGCAGAGTTATGACTCTAGCTTTTAGTAACTTTCGTATTCAGTTAGATC